TTGACGTAAAGAACTGCCGATTCGCACCAGAACGCGCCAGAACGCCAGCAGGAACGAGCGTAGACTCAGCGCCGTACAACATACCTATAACTGTCGTAGGCGTCGCCCCAAGGCGTTCTATGCCGACATACGCCACCGTACCATCAAGCGACACGCCAGACGCACTGTACGGGTACATCGAATCGTAATTGTCCTGCACGGCCTCCCACAAATCGGCCTGCGCTTCGGCCAGGATGCCCGTAATTTCACCGACAACCGAATCAGGCCCGGTATTGACTGGCCCAAGCGCCTGCGTAAAGGACGCATCCAGAGCGGCCTTCAGGTCATTTAATCGTGGCCGATTCAGGCCGGTTGCATCTAGGCTCATGTGCTTACCTGTACGGGGCCAAAATTAGTGTCTATGGTGAAATCAACCGTGAGCGTGCGCTGGCGACGGTCGAAGTTGTACGTAAATTCCAGAAAACGGCGAACATCACGCACGGCCAAAACGCTGGCCTGAATGGCTGACAGCACGCCGGATAAACTAACCTGTTTTCCGAGAATGGATTGCAGCCATGGCGTGCCAAACTCGGTATCGAGAAACCACTCACCGCGCCACAACTTCAGTTTAATCAGAACTTGCTGGCGCACGCGTTCACGACCATCAACCAGCACAAGGTCGAAATTCTCTACTGATAGATCGTGGCTATTGGTTAGCTTGATGTCCATAGTTTCTGATTATACAGGTTGCCCCGTGTTAGAACCACCGGCAGTTACACCAGAATGAACGTGTGTTTTCAGGCTGATACCATCGGCCACAACATCACCGCCCGACACGTCAAAACTGCCAGACACACTAGACGCCTTGCCGGTAGCCGGGTGTATGCCGGTAATCGACAGCCCTTGCTGGCCGGTAATCTGTTGCTGATTTGTCAGTGTGCCGCTATTGTCCACGCTTGGCGTTTCAAACTTAATGCCACCGGGCGCGTTTACGATCATTTCACCGCTGGCAGTCAGCCGAATGTATGCCGGGCCGTGCCACATGGTCATGTCGGCATTGTTGCCCGAATCACCAGCACCGGCAGCTCCGTTATTGACCATCAGCGCGTATGCATCCGTCAAATCAAACATGCGCCTATCATCGGTGCCGTCCACGGCTTGCTGGGCAAACACCAGCAGGCACGGGTCGCCAGCCACGACAGGCCCTTTAACGCCGCACTGCCCGCCGTTAAAACTCGGCCATTCAACGCGCACGTTCCTAATAACTGGGTAGGCCAGACTATCGCCGTCGGCGTAACGCTTCTGGCCTGTTGGCCGCACGGAAGCGCGACCATTGGCGTAATCCACGATCACACCCGGTAGACAGGTGTTTACGTCCAGTAGCTGCGCCTTGATTAACTCGACTAGTGAATCTACCGGGTCAATGTTTTCAGCCATTACACAAACCTCAGTGTTAGTTCTGTTTGAAACTCAGAGCCGTAATTGTCGCCTACATGCGTGAGCCGCTCGATTCTAAAAAATTCCCCATCGATTCCAACGGATTTAACTTGCACGTATCCGCCGGGTTGCAGCGTAGGCTGTAGCAGTGACTTGACCTTATACCCAAGCACCCGCAGCCGCTCCTGTTTGTTGCCGTCTTTATCCACCCGGTACGTCGTATCCACGCCGCGCTGTGTGCGCGTTATGCCTTCTTTGGCAGCCGCTTTATCGGTCATGGTCTTGGCCTCTTGCTCAGGGCTTCCAATCATTCCAGTATCAGATGACAGCACGATAGCCTTTTGCTTGAACACGCCGCCCTTGTTGATAATCTGCACTTCGCGGTTTTGGATTGACCACTCAAGACCTAGATACTCACACACCTTGTCCATGGCGTCACGCAAACGCCCAACGAACGAAAACCCATCAGGGTATTGCAACGGCGAAACCTCGGGCAACGTTCTAACCGGCAACCCAAAACGGCCCGATATGTCACGCAGCACAACCCCAGCATCAATACCAGCGCCGAACGATACCGATACCTTGGTATCCCTGAACTCAAGCAAGCCGTCCATCATTTCAAGTTCGGTAATCCAGTCCGGGCCTTCTTTCACGGTCAGATAGCGCGTCACGGTGCCGGTAAAGATGGTTTGAGGCCCGATGTCTTGCGTGTAGCCAGCTTTCAGGATCAGCACATTCCCCACCACCTGCACCAGCTCGCGGGTATCCTTGTTCATGTTGTAGATTCGACACGAACATTTATTCGGGTTGCGGGTAGCGCCCTTTTCAATGCTGAACGATATGCGAAGGTCGCGGATAGTTACGCCTTTTCCACCCTCTTGGCCTATCGTCAGTTCAATGGCACGGTCAAATAGTGGCATTTATTGATCCCATAGCGAATCGCCGCCATCAAATTCTGTTAGCCCGCTATCCCAAATAGACCCGATAACAGGAGCCGATACCTCAAGCACAGGCGCTGCTACGGGCGCGGCTTCGTCAGGCTCGTAATAGTACAGCCCGAACTCGGTTTCTAGCGCGTCGTAATCTGCATAGGCTTTGCTGCCACGCTCACGGATAAAATATAACGAGCCAACCGGCAGGCGCGGGTCTTTGAACCGCTCGGTTAGCGGCCAGTTCGAGATCATCTTGACGTTCGTCAGGATAGCCGAACCATCCAGATCAAGCACCGACAGCGAAAAGTAACCGAACCGTTCATTCCACAGCACCCGCAACGTGTACGGGTTTTCGTTGATCGTAACGTCTAGCGTTTGGTCGGTTGTTTGGGGCAGCAGGGGGATTCGTAGGAGTTGCATGTTATGCACCGAACGCTGAGCGTCTAGCCGATTCTAAGATAGATACGGATTGTTTTTCTGATGGATTTTTGCCTTGAACCTTACCCTGGTTCTTCGCCGGTTCCGTCTTTTTACTGGTCGCTGCATCGCCTTTTGCGTTTTTCTTGGCGCTAATCCCATCGGGAACGTCCACGGTTTGCGTCGAAACTAAGCGGATATTGACAAATTCCGCGTTAAATTCAATGGCCTCACCCGTGCCAGAATTGCGCGGGATATTCACGCTGGCGAGCACCATATCGGTGTAAATATGGTACTTCGTGACAATCGTCATGGGCTGCTTGAGTTTAATCAGCTCATGCAGCAGGTCAAACACGGCTTGGCTTCGTTGCTCGGCCCCGGTCAGCGAATTGATGAACGAAACGATGTTGCCAATAATTCCGTTCAGTGGTGTGTCAGACACAACACCGCGAATGCTCACCCTATCGGGTTGTTCGATAACGTGATCGGTAATGTCAGCGCCAATTTCTACCGGGTTTGTCGTTACGTCTGCATTCCATTCGTGGCCTTCTTCAAGCGTGGCGTCAAGTTCGATGTTGCCGAAATCGTTGCCGAAGTTGGTTTTAAACTGCTCGCCACCGAAAAATAGATTTAGCATGATTACCTCCCGTACACGCCCATGTTACGCGAGAAACCTTGCATAGGGTCAAATGCCGTGCCAGCGGCCCGCTTAATGGCATCCTGCTGTTCTTGGCTGGTGCCAGGCGGAACGTTCAGGTTAATCGTTTGGTTCATGCTTGTGTTGTTAGTCGTGCTTGCTGCGGCTGTGGCTGGCATACCTGGGCCAACAGGCGGATTCGACGGGTAGCCAGCCATAACAGACTGGTATTCTTCTTCGTCGCCAAGACCCACCCATCCCTTGACCGTCTTGAATGCGTCTTTTATCGGGTCGGTAACAAACTTAACAGCGCTCTTGCCAATGTCTTGGATCATCGTTGTAACCGTGCTGAATGCCGACTTGAACGCGTCAATAATTGGCTGAACAAGCCCGTTAAACATCGTTGTAAACAATGTTTTTACATAAGCAACATAAGCATCCCAAACGCCGCGAACGCCTGTTAGTATTTTATCTAGACCGGCAGAGATTTTCCCTTCGTCTGACGTAAAAAGGCCGACAATAACATCCCAAACGCCTTGACCAATAGTGAGAATGTCAGCCCATAATTTTTTGATGCCGCTCCAGACCGCCTCAAGATTGGCGAGCAATTCTTTATTCTTTTCTTTCCACTCATCAAACGGGCCAAGCCATGCGCCAATTACCGACTCACCACCGTTCATCCATTGATAAACGTCTTCGATAACAAGACCAAGCAAAGCAAGCAGGCCGACAACCAGCGTTATAGGCGACAGCAACAAGCCTAGCGCCCCGATAAACGTATTTATAACCACGGGGGCAAGCGCAGCGGCCAAGACAATTCCGAACGTTTTTAGCGCGTTTGTTGGGCCGCCAAGGAAATCTACTAGGTTATCCATTGCTTTCTCCATAGCGTCAAACGCGCCAAGGAAAAAGTTAGCCACGTTCGTAACCGCCATGCTTTCGCGGTTCATGCGGGAAATAAACCCAGAAAAACGGTTATTGATGATCGTGAAAGACTGGCTAAGCGTCAACGGCATAGCCATGAATTGCGCCTGAATGCTTGGGCCGATTTCCTGCAATGCTTTTACTAACATATCGGTTGTCATCTTGCCATTCCTAGACGCTTCCATGAATGACGCCAGCCCATCGGTATACCCCATAGCGTTCGCCAAGCCTTCGGTAAACGCCCGTGGCATAGCTTCCATAACGGCGCGAAATTCATCGCCGTCTAGCTTGCCCTTGTTAAACGCTTGGGATAGCTGAAGCATGGCGGAGGCTTGTTCAGACGATGCGACACCACCAACCACCATAGCTTGAGAAATAGTGTCGATCACGCCAAGTAGCGAATCTTGATCTTCAATAAGCCCTTGTGTTGCGTTTCCGATGCGAATGTAAAGGTTAGCGTAAGCGTCAAGGTCTTGGCGCGCGGCTGTAGCACGTTTTGCCACCTCATCAAATGCTTGCCCTGCCGTACCAGACGTTTGCGTCATCTGGCCCATACGAGCCTCTAGCGACTGTACGTTATCAGCCACAGCGGCTAGCCCACGCAACCCCTGAAAACCAACAAACGCAGCAAGCAGGGCGCGCACTTCGACAGCAGCCTGACTAGCCTGGTTTTTGATGCGACTAACCGCACCCTCGGCCTTTTTTGCCCCAGATTGGTCTACGCTAAAACCCAGCCGCGTTATTAGTTCTCGAACGGTTGCCATACTTTACCTTAAACAAAAGCCCGGAACAGGCTACTTCTTCCGGGCTATTTTATCCTGTTCAAACGCTTGAATGTCACATTCCATTTGCCAAAGCGCATTTAGTTTCATCAGATGTTCCGGCAACACCTCGCCAGATAAAACGCCCTCTAGCGTACATTCTTTGGCGCGGATAGGTCGCCATATCCATGATTCTGATTCCAGCGCCTCGTCTAACTTCCCGTAGTTGGGTTGCTCGATTGACCGACGCCTTGCCGGAGTCCAAAGCGTTCGGTAATCTGGAGAAAAAAAGGGTGAAAGTTATACCTCGCCACTTCCCAGATTAATTCATACAGATCAAGCAAGTTTTCAGCCGTGAAAACAATATCAACATCGGCAGGCGACTTGATGACGCGCTTGTGCTCGGTGCTGTATACCTTGGCTTTTTCAAACATCGGGAAAACGATAGTGCGGAACGTTTCTTCACTCAGGTTTTCAGCCAAGACAGCCGCCGCCTTGGATACGTCCAAATCCATAATGTCGGTAACTTTGCCCTCTTGCCCTTTGATCGAAGCAAACAGCGGCAGGACGATTTTCTGGATTTTCAGCAGCAACAAATTAGCGTCAAACGCATTCATGCGAATGGCTGTGTATTCTTTGTTTCCGACTATGAAAGTTTCTTGGTGCATTGTTTTTCCCTATGTTAGAATACGGGCACGGTTGCCGCGTATTCCTTCCCTGTTGCGCGGGCCAGACAACGCCGGAGCCGCCCGTAACCGGCACTACACCCCGCCCTAGAGCGGGGTTCTTTTTTACACGTTGTTGCCACCGATAAACATCGTCAAATCAGCAGCATCAAACACCCAGATACGTTCGCCGGGTTCTTTGCTGAATACCAGTGCTGGCAGGGTCTTGATCCACGCCTGAGACGCCGCAGCCAGCGACGTGCCCGACAAGTCAGCGCAGCCAAACGGCACAACAACAGAACCACCGGCCAGGTTATCGGTTGCGAACAGGGCAGACAGCAGCACGTTAGCGTTACTGGTTGCCAGTGTGCGCACTTCAATGGTGCCGGAGCGGTTAGCGTTTCGCGTGCGTGCTACTGCGCCATCTGCACCAACACGCTTAAAGTACAAATCCTCGTCAAGTTTGACGGTAATGTAATCGCCATCAGACCAGCCATCAATGACAACCGGCCCCATGGTAACGATCAATTTGGACGGGTCGAAGGTACCCGAGAGTTCAGCGGCCATATGTAATTACTCCAGTGTGTAGGCAAGCGCGCCTGTGATTTCTGTCAAGTGCACGGCCCCAGCCAAGCGTGCAACAAACGAAATACGCAAAACCCGCGCAGCCTTATCAGCAGGATCAACTTCCACCGACAGCGGGTAGGTAATCACGAAACCCGGCACGGTCTTGCCTTGTGCATCCAGTTCATCCGGAGCAATACCGCCGACTTGCTGGCCACGGCGCAGCGACCCGCGCAGATTGTTCACGCAAAGCTGAATACCCTCATCGGTGTACGGAACTTTGTCGCGGTTGATCTTCATCTGAACCATGTTCGTCTGGATCAGATCTTTGAGCCAATCGCGGAACCGGATAACGTCAATCCATTCACCGGCGAACGTCCTGCCGGGGTTTGTCAGTGCAAGCTGCGGCTGGTAAAACTCGAACGTGTTGCCGCCCTTGTTCGTGATGGTCTGGTAGTTCGTTTCTGACAGATTCGACGGCGTGACACTGGCAAGCGATTTAAGCGCCCACGTTTCAGCGCCGGGTTGAATCGTAAACACGCGGCCAGCCCATGCTGCATCCGGGTATTCGGTCGCTGCGTTCTTGTGGAAAATACCAGCCGTGCGGAAGTACCGGGTGTTTTTCAGCGTGCTGAACAGATCGGTGTCCAGCGCTGGGTTCAGAATGTCGGCCTGGTCGGAGGCAATCAGCAGCAGTTTTTCCTGCGTTTCCGTCCACTCGGCGAAGTCCTCAATAACCGTAACGTCACGCTCGACCGGAACGATACCGTACCAATTGTTGTCCTCGTTCTGAATGGCCGTCATATCGTCAGCCACTGCCGTAGCCGCAGACATTGGCGAAAAGTCAGACCATTCCAGATAGTTGCCCAGCGTGACAATATCAAAGTTAGCCGGGTCAATCGGCGCAATCACCAGATCGTTGCCGGATACCGTGGCCGTGACCGTGGTGCTCAGGTCAGCGTCGATTTCAGCTTTCAGGCCGGTAGCAACATCGGAAGCGGTCGGAGCTGTGCCAGGCGCTGTATAGGTGTAATCCGTGGTGCCGATAGTGATTGTGTAATCGGCCAGTGCAATGAGTTCTGAGGCCGTGATGCTGGCGTCCAGAACCTGCCGACGCCCAACCTTAACCTGACGCGGGCGCGGGATTTGCGCAAAGCAATCCGACAGCGCAGTCAGCGCCAGCGGGGGCAGCGCATCATCTACCGCAGCGTCATAGCTGGTGTAAACGCGCACACGCTCTTGGAACGTCAGAAGCGGCGCGACAACAATCGGGATACCAAACTCGCCACGCTGCACCGCGAGGGTATTGAGGGCAATATCTACCCGCGTAATTCTATCTAGGGATGCCATGTGTTTTACCTCACGGTGTTAGGCTTTAACTATTAAGCCTGATTTTACAATAGAAACTAGCTAATGTTAATGGCTTTCGGGTAAGCGCCCGATTCTGATAGGTCGGTGTCCATATTGGACGTTAGACTTACTGTATCAATCAGGCCAACGTTATCGGTTACGCTGGCTTTGTAGCCAACGAATAAATCAAGCGCGGCTCTATCTTCCATTTGCTGATTGGTGCCAGCCAAGAGCGCCGTGACGTTCTGAACGGTGCCGGTATCCCACACCACTAGATAAAAGGCTGCCAGCGCATCACGCACCGACGGCTTGCGCAGCGACAGTTTCAGGTCTTGCATTTTCTCCATGCTCGACCCGCGCACATCGGCAAACCGTTGCAGCGTTACGGTTGTTGTTTTGGTTTCGGTAATCGTCGCCAGCCCGGTATTATTTGGCGCGGTCATTTCCGGCGAACCGTAGGTGGATTCGGTGCCAACGCGCAACGTCCAAAACGGTTTAGGCGGCTGCGGTGCGTTTGCGTCGGCGAATATAAGCGCCTCGCCACCCGTTAGGGTAGCCAATACCGTTCGCAGCGAAGTATCAAACGTTGCCGTGGTTGTCATCAGTCGCCCAGATGTTTAATAACGCGGATATACCAGCCGCGCACGACAACGGTTAGCGAGGCGTCAGACCAGATTTGTATCTCGCCAGGGTTTAAGCGGGTATTGTCTGAGCCGATGTAAAAGGGCATGTTAAATACGAAATCTTGAGTACCGGCAGTTTTAAACTGCGTACCACCGCCTGCCAGCGAAAATTCAACCGGCGAGCCAATGGCCATACGCAAACTGGTACGAACAAGCTGATTAGCCGAAGTCGTTGTAATAGACAGATCGGCCCTAAGTTCAAGCATCGTCTTAACCGGGCATTCAGACAGCGCCAACTGGTGTGAAACAGCATTCCAAACGTCAGTAATCCCGGAAGGCAAGGCGCGCAGTGTATTCACGCCAAGCGTGTTATTTGTCAGCTTCGTCCAGGTTGACGCCGTAACGTTAATGGGCGTGCTGGTCGTGGCCGTATCGTTATAGTCCGCAAATCCGATTTGCTTTTGCAGCGCGTCGATTTCGTCAGCAGCGGCCTGAAAGTTTGCGCGCACCCCGGCAGTCGTAGGGTTTCCAAACGGCGGAATGAGTGGGTCAATGTTCGATGACATGCTTACCTCTGTATTGTTCCTGCAATCCAGCCTGCCAACAGCGCGGCTACATTGGTTGTAATCTTGATCCGCTTCTCAGCCACGTATTTGTAATGAGGAATAACGCCCATCTGGTGGATAAACTGGCTTGTGATTTCGTAAGCCCAACCAGACTCAGGCCACACAATCAAATCGGGCTGAACGTTCGAGCCTTCCTCGGTAATCTTCAGTTTGGTGCTGGTGTAAGCCTTCAGGTAATCAGACAGACGGCGGCCCTCTGGTAAGGCTTCCACATCTTCGCCCATCTTTACCGGCTGCACGCTGGCCTGAATCGTGGCCGTGGTGCGTGCGCCGGGTACGTATTCGCCGTTAACGTAGCTGCCTGCTGTTTCGCTTAGGACGTAGAATGCGCGGCGGAAACTACTCATTTGCGCCTCACGGAATAGGTTACGGAATTGAGCATTACGCCGGTATCAACGAGCGTTTTTGCGCTTCCCTTTTTGGCTATCGTGCTGGGTGCATTAGGGGGCGGAACGCCTTGGCGTATTTTTGCCTGCACCCGATTCTGATGCTTCAGCCCGATAATGTTCAGTTCACGGTCTACCGTGCTTGCGCCTGACGTAATGCGGCGCATTCCGGCGCGTGCATCGTTTGTGATCTTGGCGACATTTTCATCAAACGACATTGCCATAAATGGACGGCTTGGTATTTCCCGCGTTCCGTACTCGTTATACGTCGCGTATTCGGCTACTTCGCCTTGAAAAATGCCAACGTCCACCACCATATCATCAGCGCGTTTAATCTCGCGCATGATCGCTTCGTAACCCTTGTCGATGTCTTTGACGTAGTTAGCCATTTTGCATCCGCGTCAGAATAGACGCGCCAGCGCAGGCCGAACTAAGGTTCAGGTAGGCAAGACCGTAGGGCGTTTGGCCTAGCCACGTATCGTCACCTGAAATAGCGCCGAACGAACGCGACAAATCGCCCTCACGCTCAGATTTTACCGGCCCCGCAGCGCCAGACGACGCAGACTCTGTGACGCTAAGAAGGTGGGCGGCGTAGTACGCAATCGCCATGTTCTGGCGCTCGGTATCCAGACAGCCCACGTTGACCATACTTTCCGCCACAGTCAGCCATTGACCTACCGTCACATCGTCAACGGATGCGAAGGCGGGGGCAAATAGGCGGAAGTATTGTAGGGCAGTCATTCTTGGTCGTCGGTGTCGGCTGTATCGGCCTGCTCGGTTTCCTGCTTAGCCTTACGACCACGCTTAGGCGCTTCAGGCTCGACCACTTCGGCAGCTCGCAAAACTTCCATTTCCGGGTTTGCTTTTACGTCATCGAACCATTCGTCAGGCATTTCAACGTAGTCAGCGGTAGGAACGAGCATCACGCCACGGACGAACCAAGGGCGGGCTACGTGGGGTTTGAGTTTGACTTTCATATTCTTAACTCCCTGTTAGGAATGCCCCGGCACTTGGCCGGGGCTGTTGTTTACATCAGACCGAATCGGCGATTGCGGCAGCGAATGGGTACGTGAACACTACACCGCCCATTTCAGACTCGCACGGCACAACCCATTCCAGGTTACGCTCCTGGGGGCTGTACTGTCGAAACATCATTGGTAGAACCATCTGATAGTTCTCAATGCTGTTGTCGATTGCTACCATGGTATCGAGCTGGCCTGCCTTTGCACCTTGCAATTCCAACACAGGCACGACGCGCTGAACAAACGGGTTTGAGCGAAGGAAAAACTCAAGAATCGTGGTGTCCGAGTCGGTGCTGCGTGGCGTGCTGGAAATCAGCGCGTATTGTGCAGGCGGAACCCACAGTTCAGTAGCGCGGTGTACGGTCTTGGATTGGGTGTAAACCTGATTCACAATCCCGTTCATATCGCGCAGAATCTGATCTGCTGTCTTGTTGATCCACAACTTTGACGAACCACCACCACCAGCGCCATCGGCGGTAACCGTATAGCCAGGAACGTTCGGGTTTGTCAGAAAGCCGGGGATGCCAGAATCAGCATCACCGAACCAGGCCAGTTTGTTAACCAGTTCTTCGTGGGCGCGGCGTGCGGCCATCATCTTACGGGTTTCCAGCGGCACACCGGCCATGCGGGCGTGGCGGATTTCACGGGTAGAGTAGCCGTAAGACACGCCAATGGCACGAATGGGGCTGGTGTATTCGCGGCCCGTAACGTCAGCGCGCGGCAGGTCGTCAGCACCGGCGGCGATCAGTTTGGCAGCGCCAACGCTGTCGTACTGCCGGTACGTCATGGTCAGCGCGCCTTCTGGCACATCGTTTGCCACGGGGAACATCGTCATGGCCGACATCGAAGGGCGTTTAACGTCGTAGGCTTGAGACTTTACGTAGTCAAGCTGTCGGGCAAACCAAATAGATTCACCAGCGTCTGCACGGAAAGCGCCCGAGGACTCGATAGCGCGCAGATCGTTTGCGTCATAGTTCATGTGTTCCATTATTTGATCTCCACGATAGCGAGGCCAGCGCCAGAAGTGCCGGTAATAAACTTGGCCGAAACCTGGGTGAGTGCTTCAATACCAGCAGCCACAGTATCGTCGGTAAACTTGCCGTTACTAAGTTTCAGGTTAGCAACCGCGCCAGCCACAACAGCGTCATCGGTTTCAACCCAAATACGGCCAGACTTCAGTACGGGTGTGGCTTCGGTGTCGTCGTATTGCGCAACACCAGCAGACGTTTGCTCAACGTCATGGCTGGCAACAGAAATGCCGATAACTAGTGCGCCTTGCCCGACGCCAGTACCGACAGCGGCGACTTGGCGTTCCTTGTCAGTGCCAAGCACCACGGGCTTGCCAAACGGGATAGCGCCTTCCGCAAGATAGGACATCTTGTCCGAAAACATCGAATCAGCCAGAAGGCCAGCAAAGCCCGCAGCCTGATATTGAGAGTAGCTAGTCTGAGACATTATGCGGCCTCCTGAGTTTTGAAACCATTAGCGCGGAATTGCGCGTATTTTTCAGCAGCCGACATCGTGGGCTTGCCCCCATCGTTGCGCGTGCCGGTCGCCTTGCGCTGCTCTTCCATAGCCTTATCGCCACGAAGCGCAGCGGTCGTATCGTAAGCGGCGTTGATGTATTCGTCCGACTTGCCGGTCAGATCGGCGTCAGTACGAACAGCCTTGATGACGGCCTCTTTAATCTGGCGCGTGGTCAGATCGGCGCAGTCCACCTTGAAGGTCGCGGCGACTTTCTCAACATCGGCACGCTCTTTGATTTCAGCGCGGGCAGCTTCAAGCGCATCGGCGCGGACTTTTTCAAGTTCGGCAGCGTGCTTTTCGACTTGGGCCTTGAGCGTGTCGCGTTCACCAGCCAGCGTATCCAGGCGGGTTTTAGCGTCGGCCAGTTCTTTGGTTACGGTTTCGTGATCGTTGCGCAATTTTTCGACTGCGACAATCACTTCGGGCGCGGCCTGATACTCCAAGCCGCTGTCAAGCCGGATTCGGCCCAGATTATCAGTGGACATAGTCACCTCTGTATGGTCGTATTGATAGGCGTCGGCCCTATCAAGATTAAGTCGGGCCATGCTGCCCGCCCGTGCCCTGCCGACGAGGGCTAAATGGTTGATTCGGATATTTCGTTGAATGGCGTCGTAGTCGCCGTATTCGGGGTGTGTGCCGGGTGTTTCGTCCAGGTCTACTTTGTAGCCTAGCGATAGTTCACGCTTGCCGCCTTTGGTTGCTTTGTCAATCGCGGTTTCGTCGTGGATCACCAGCGGAACGCGGATAGCGTCACCGTCCTGAATTGCAGCCCCGGTCATGGTGCCGATAGCGTATTTCTTGAAATTCTTAGGATTGACAGGTTCAGGCGGATGGTCATCGGTAATCGGCTTGCCCTCAGCAGACGCCAGCGCATCGGCCTTAAATACTTCTTCAGGCAAGCGTAACTCGCGGCGCATCGTGCCGTCTTTGTTACGGTACACCTGCACACCCACGCGGCCAACCACCGGCGAGTCGATGATAAACCCTTCGTCGGTGCGGGTGGCCTTTAGCTGCGCGAAGTCATAGCGGTACGCTTCCATAGGCATATTATATAGCCTAAACGGAATTGATTGTAAATAACTATTTTGTTGGTGTGAAAAAACCCGCCGGGGCGGGTTGCCTGATAAATTAGCCATTTAATCGCCATCCTCTGGAAATATCGGCTCACTGCCGCATCTACAGCGCACGGCCTGCCCCGGATGCCCACCATCAGGCGGCTTATCCCACGAAAATTTCTTGCCTTCCCGCTCCGCATGTTCCGGCCTTACGCGGCTATCCTGCACCGTGCGCCAGATGTATTCTTTCACGCCCACGGACTGCATCCGGTAGCGCGTCAACTCGGCATGGGCATTCAGCGTCTGGTCGGTTGCAATCAGTTTGGCGCGTCGGTCGGTTATGCCGAATCGTTCTGACAATTTACCGGCAAGCGTCTTTACCGAATCCCCGGCCATGATGCCGCGCCTCAGTTCGTCGCCTAGCTGGCTATGGTACTGCTCGTGTATGGACTTAACCAGTTTGGTGTTTTCGTCGATCCATCCTTCATACAGCGGTCTTAAAAACGGCTCACCCCTGAAAATATCCACGCCAAGCCCGCGAAACGGCACGGCGTCAGGTAGCGTCACGCCAGTATTGGCGCGCACAACCATGCGAAACTGCCGGTCATTGTGCCGGTTGATTAGCTGATACATGCCTGGCAATCGTGCCACCACAGCATCGGTTTTGCCAGCGGCCAGACGCGCCAATTCAAGCAACGCAGCGGTAAGCGCATCGCCCCAAGCGTCGGCGCGGATTGCCGTGTCGAACTCGGCCTTGCTTGCCCGTATGGCTTCAGGCATAACCTGGTTAATGTCACGGCGCAATTCACGCACAAACCCGGTTAGCAGGCGCGTGTATTCGCGTTCGGCTTGGTCGGGCGGGTTAAGTAGTTTCTTCTTCGACATCGCCCGGCTCATCCCTATTTACGCTCATATCATCCACCGGATACCCGCCCTCACTAGCCAGTTTCTTGCGCAACTCGGTAGGATCAAGCGCCCCGGTATCCACGTAAATTTGCCGCGTCTGGGCTTTCTTGTATTCGACCTCTGCCGTTTCCTTTTCGCTTGGCACGTACAGCGGGCAAAACTTAATCAGGTAGTCGTCGGTATAGACGCCAAGCGCACGCATGGTTAGCGATACCAGCTTATCCAACTGATGCAAAAGCTCGTTTTCTTGGCGCTGGCTGATGCTGGCGTACCAGTTTTCTAAACCCACCTTGTCGCCCGCGTTCAAGCCTGCGGCCTGTTCACCATACAGCAGCGCCTTGGGCATACCAGACACGGCAGACAGCGCCGTTTCAAATTTACCTACAATATCGGTCACGCCTACAAAGCTGGTGGATTTCAACTCGTAGGTTTCGCCAGCCTGGTCGCCTATGCCTGAATCAATTACAACCGTGTTGTTGATCGCACGGGCGCTATCGACCAGATCAATGCGCTTGATTACGTTTTGCTCACCGTCCTTAGATCGCAACAACTGCGACAGACCGGGAATACCATGCACCGCTTGCTGTGCGCGCTCCAGCAGCGCATTAGCCCACCCGTAACCCATGCCAAGGCGAACTAGCTCTGTGTAGCAGTGCTGCAAGCGTGAATTGCCCCACCCATCGTTACGCGCGCGGGTTCGTGCCGGTACGGTTGCGCCGTCGAACAGCAACACCCGGCTTTCGTGCACCGTGTAGGGCATACCACCATCAGCGTGGCTTATCATCCAGCGCATCGTTTCGCCGTAGCGCTTATCCGCTGGGTCGGTATACTTTTCCAAGCGACTGCACTGGTGGCGGTCGTAGACGCGGATGCCCTCAATTTCGCGCACGGTTTCAGGATTCAGCGGATCGTCAAGCGTGCCGCCATCGTTGACCATCAGCACCGCAAGCGCACCGCCGTATAGATCGGCCCAGCGGATCGCGTCAGCCAAAGCTGGCAGCGCGTTCAGGTTTTCAAGATAGGCCAGCACTTCGTCAGGGTCGTTTATGCCATCGATCTTAAAACCGGCCCTGATCATTTCATCGGCTGGCGTGTCGATAATTCGCCGTGCGAAACCGTCACCCTCGTACAGATTTTCTAGCTCCATATGCGACAAGTAGCGCGGAATGGAAACCGTCGAAAAACTGCTACGGTCGCGCCGATTTCCTACGCCCATAAAGACGTTGGCATAACTGCCGTCGTCGCGGGTTTCGGTTTTCTTGGGTCGGCCAGGGGGGCGGCCTGTGGGTTTGTAGGGCATAATTGAGGCTCCGTAGGGGTTTTCTGTATTTTATCTTAGAAAACCCCGGACTGGGTTAGTTTAGCTTGCTTGGATCAGATAGAGAAAACGGGTTCGGCTCGTCCAGCAACTCGGCCATCTCGACCAGCGCCGCGCCCGTTAGATCGTCGCCAATCTGCAAGCGCATGAAGTGCATACACGTTATCATGATCGCAAGCGCCGCATCTACCTGGTCTTGCTGGCTTGCATAGGGTCGTAGCGCATGGTTAACCTGCTCGATTATGGCGGTTTCGTTTATCATTTCTTCCCCTCCCAAGCCCGGGCCACTTCCCGCGCCCCTAGGCTCATGTTGCCGTTACCGGCCCGCTTGAATGTCTCGCGGGTGGCGCGGTCTAGCATGATGTTGTAGCGCTTCATTGGTGCGGGTTTTTGTGGGTTTTTTTGTGGTTTGCTCATACTTCCCCCATAGTCATCCGATTAAACACCTCACGAAACGCAAGCGGGTCACGCACGTTCTTGATCTTCGCTTGCGGATTTCCGGCGCCTGCCACAATGACGGTGCCGAAATTAAACAAGCGCCCTAGGATGCCTTGCTGCACCTGCACCGATTCCACCCGCTTAACCGGCAACTCCACCGTGTCGCGCATGATGAACCCGTACTTTGCCACGATTCGCTTATCGGTAATGGCAAGTTCCGTGCTTGCGTAGATAATCCACACGGCTACAAAGAACACCAGCCCGAACCCGGCCAGCGGCAACGTGACAACGCCGAAGAAAATCAGGTGCCACAGCGACCACAGGCTAACGCGGCTCTGGTGGCGGATGGTTTCGTTTGGTAGTAGGTTTTTGGATAGGTAGGACATAGTTATTTTCCTCTTACTTTATCTTCAGCCCATCCGAACCGAAGCTGTTTGTTGTCTGCAATGCGCACTGTGTCATTCATGCACATTCCCTTCCACGAAAATGTATTGTTGTTACCAGATGCTATGTACAAAAGCGACATAAGATTTTTTGCCCTGGCTTTGTTTTTGCTATTGCTATTGCGCACTCTGATGCTACGGTTTCCGGTAGAACTTGTTGTGTGCGGATAGAAAATCAAATTGACATCCTTTGATGTGAAGCGAAACGCCTCATAATCGTTTTGGCTCCACTTGATATTTTCAGATTTAAGAACAAGTTTTGCCATCTCAAATTCATGCTTATAGAATTTTTGGTATTGCCCAGCATTTGGGTCTTTGCTCATGGTTACTTCTCCATGTAATCCAGTCAAAACCAGCCCAAAACAGCGCCCAATGGCGCGAAAAATACACCGACAACGCGCATCACTTCAACGCCGCCCCATTCGACTAATGCTGGCGAATCGTACAGCTTGACCACGTTTTTAATCCATCCTAGCGCGGCCACGATGATAAGCGCCCAGCCTAAAACTAGGCCCATGGTTTCGGATTTCATACCTCACCCCCGCTTGCCATGATCAAAGCCCGTGCGTGTTGCTCGGCGGATTCTTTGGTTAGGTGGATTAGGCCGCGTTTTAGCCAATTGACACAAAAAATATTATTTTCATCCCAAACACCACCATTAAAACCACCACCATTCAACGGATTGACAACCCAATACTCTTGCCCATGCTCCAACGCCTCCCGTACCGGCTCAGGCACCTCAACCCCGTTAATCGTGATCGTGGCGGGTTTGACGCGGTATCGGCTTGGCGGATAATTGCCAGCGCTTATATGACGAAGTATGGTCTCAACGTTTGAGTTATGCCATTCGCCGCTTAGGTCAACCCACTGCACCACCTTCCCATCCGCAATAGCCCGCAAAATTTTCGCGTATTGGTGTTCCATTTCTATTCTCCCTGTCAAAACTGCGAAAAAACAACAACAACCAACACCGCCAGCAAAACGCCAGCAAGCACCCACCACCAAGCGCCATTGGCTCGGTCGTAGGATTTGTAATAGTCAGATTCCCAAGTGTAGTTTGGGCCGAATGCTTCAGTGATCGTGCGCGGGAAGCGGCGTTCTGTGTAGTGTGGTTTCATGCCAGTACCTCACGAATATGGGCCTCGAGCTGATCGCGGCCAGCCGCACCACTGGCCGGAGCATTATGAGACGTTGAGTAGCGGGTTTTCGGCATAACGATTTCAGAGCAATCATTACGGTAGACCATCGTTCTGTCTTGCAACTGGGCAACGTTCAAGCCTGTAATCTGGCCATTAAGCATAATTTGGTTTGTGGTAGTGATCTGGATCATTTTGCTCTCCTTAGTTTGACAGTGCCACGACAGCGGCGAAGTCTTTAACCCGGGCTTGAGCTTCTTGGAATATTGCGGCCTCTGCGGCGTCAATTAGGTCGCCACGGTTAGCGTAAGAGCCTTCATGGATTTTTGCGTTGATTGTGTACTCGAAACCGAAAGAATCGGCTTCACACGCCTGAATCCAAACTTTCTCGCTGCGCTGGCCTGCCAGGCCGGAAATATAAACGCGCACTTCGCCGGTTGTCGGGTGTGTCCAAGTTTTGAATGTTGCCATGTCGTTCTCCCTGTGTGTCATGCGTTAGTGCATGATTAGTATTATACACACTACACACCAGCAAACAACAACTATTTTGTAACAGGCTAGAGAAGGGCGGAAATGTCGTAGAAACCAGACTCAGGCGCGAAGGCCATAACAATGGCGTCAGCAAGGTTCGGGGATTTGACGCCACGCGCTGCCATGTCTTTCTTGCTTTCTACTTTGAACTTGCCGTTCAGAAACTCACGGCGCGGTTGGCTTAGTTCGGCGCACAGCTTGTCTAGGTGCGGCAATGCAGGATTAAGACTAATCAGTTTCTCGGCGTCGTATGGATTGCCATTGACGGCATTGAACGTCTCGCGGAATCGGTCGCCAAGCAACCACCACGCCTGGGCCTTGGCATTGGCGAACATATCTTTATTGGTCTTGCCGGGCATGTATTCAAGGGCAGGATTCACGACCGCAGCCGCAGCGTTGAAACCCTCGAACTCCGGCGGCTTGGCTTTCCGATCCAGGCGCTCCAGTTCTTCGCGTATAGCGCCCTTTGCCCCAGCACCTACGCCAATGTTATCGTAGCGCACCGTATCCAGGCCCATGCGTAGGGCTTGCGTGAAAACATGCCTGGCTGCGCTGTTAGGGTCGCGGTCTTTCCATTCTTCGGCGTGGAACACAGACACACCATAGCGGGCAATCAGCGCGTTTGCGTCGGCTCCTTCATCGGCAACGTCAAAACCGGCCAGCTTCCCGCCTGACGGTTCAATGCCAAGTTTGCCAAGCGCCCCCACTGCCGCGCTGATCCATTCTGGTTTGATGATCGCCAGCGCACTATCGGCAACCGGCTCACCATCCCAGATATGGCGGGCAAGTTCCTGGTCTGTCTCGCGCATGGCCTCCATTTCCCGGCGCAGCACTTCAGGGAACCATGGGTTATCAGACCAGTTAACTTTGACAACGTGCGCGTCGGCTGGCGCATTGACCACAAAACGCTGATAGGTTTCGTCCAGCACGTTACCAGGGTTGAAGCTGGCCCATATCTCGCTACCAGGCTTTCGGATCGTCGGGATAAGCACGTTCCAGCTATGCGCGGTCACGGCCTCGGCTTCTTCCACCCAGCATATATCAATGCCCTCCATGGACTTGATCTTAGTGACGTTGTTTTTAATCCCGGCAAACAGGAATTGGCTACCGTTCGGCCCGTAGATTGTGGCTTTCTCAATCGTGAAAAATGCAGTCAGCCCACGGCGCTCTATGGTGTCGGCAATCAGCTTATGCACCGATTCGCCGATAGAAAGCTGCAATTCACGGGCGCATAAAATGCGCAATGGCCGTTGATAGGCCATCAAAACTAACAGGTCGGCTATTGTCCAACTTTTCCCGCTGCCCCTCCCGCCGTATGCAATCTTGTATCGGTGCGGCGCAAGAAACCCGCGAAACTTGCGCGGTACTTCAACCCTCAGCGTCGTCATTGGGGTCAACGATCACAAACTGAACGGTTTGCGGTGGGGTCATGGTGCCGTCAGACGATGTAAGGTCAGTTTGTGTGCGGTCGCTGTAGCCGTGATTCGCCAAAACTAGCTTTGCAATCGTGGCGTTAAATTTGTTAGCCATGCCGCCATTTAACGCTAAATGTTCCTGTTTTGCGTCAATTGCTTGTAACGTGTCCGAAAAATCAGGGAAATTGTCGCGCCATTCGTAGATTGTTGACCGCGAAACGCCAAGATAACAAGCAAGACCGGCAACGCTGGGGATTACTCCCTCGTTGTCTTTGTAGCCTTCCAAAAGGTATCGATTTGCAGCCTCTTGCATAGCAGGTGTATACCCGCTAGGCCTGCCAACTGCTCTTTTCTCGGTCATATCAAAACCCTGTTAAAAACGCCCGTATCGTGGGCGAGTCGTGAGTCTGCACGGTTTCCCGCATCCGTCTCAATTATACCCGCTGAAGTGTCCGACGGGTTGATGGTGGCCGGTGCCTATCTCCGATCCGTTGAACCTGTTTCGCTTTCGCTACTTCTGCATTGGCTGCTGGTTCACCATCACGTCTGGCGACTGGCTGAGAAATTTTCTACATTTTGGTTTCGTCCTTCTCTATTACCTGACGGAACGGCCAAGCGCCCGACCAATCGCCATGCGTGATAGCCCCCGTCTTTCCTGGGTGTCTGCGGCACGCTAATTTTCTCCGCCCGTCACCGCAGTTAAAGATTGCGGCTCTCCTGCGCTCTTACCCGGTGCAGGTTAGGTTTGATGGTGTCTCTGCGAAGAATCGAACTTCGCTTGGATTCAGCTTCGACAGGATTTCTCCCTGCTGACTAGCCATTCAGAGCCAACCCTTACTCTGTTAAGAGCAACCATCATCAAGGCGGGCCGGACTCGAAACCGGCGTACTTTACTTACCCGCGTTTCTGCGCAACCTACGGGCTTGTCTGGTCGAACCGCATTAACCTAACCGCCTTGATGATCCGACTACTCTTACCCGGTAATCGGTTTAGGTCACAGCCGCAACATAGCTGTAAATTCAGGTTAGCTCACAACCTGCGGCCCCGATGCAAAAACAAGGTGGCTCCTTAAAGTTTCTGCAAATGCTCTTGCCGTGTGATTATTATACACAACCCTACCTCCCCCGTCCATACCCAAACGCGCCTTCGGTGCCGATACCTATCCCGCCCATACTAACCTGCTTCGGGTGCGCGTCAATATCGGCCTGCCTAAGGTGCACAGACGGCTTGTAAGCCTTGCGCTTGGGCGGTTCGGCTGGTGTTGCCTTGTTGCTCACGAAATCCGCCACAGAACCGCGCCATACCGTGCGAACGGCGGCGGTTACTTCGGTATCCGTGGGTTTTTCTGAAATCGCCACGCCAAGCCGTTGAAGGCGGGCAATGGCTAGGGTTTTGGTTTGTTTGTTCATACATTCCACCTCGTCCGATACGTCAAAATATCACGAATAGTTGATTCTGCCACGCCGAATAACCGGGAAAGGCGAACGTAGCCGAAAACACCAGGCTTATACGCTGCCCGAATCTGGCGTACCTGGTCTGGGGTTAGTTTTGCTCTGTGGTGCATTACGCCTCACCTCGGGCTTTAGCTAGTGCGGCTTCCGCAGCAGCAAGGGCTTTTTGGCACTCTTGCAATGCGGCATACATAGTCGGCGCGGCGGCGATTAGGTGGGCGTTAGCCTCAAAATTTTTTGTTTCTGTTCTTCGTATTTTTACGACAGCGCCGTGCCCATCAGTCAGTCTATTTCCTTCGCTATCGCTTCCCATAATGTAATAGCCGTTTGTTTGGTATGTTCGCTTTTCAGCATACCAAGGGCCAGGTGTAAATTTCGGTTCATTCATTTTTATTTCTCCCTGTTTAAGCTGCGAATCGAGGCAAAAAGCAATTTTCCAACTTTCCGGTTTCGCGGTTCATGTTCCGATCAATTCCGTAAAGGTCGTGCAAAAAATCGAAATCATCGGCGGCCAACCAACTTGCAAGCTTCAGCGGCGTTCCATTCAAGTGGCAAGCTGTTATATCCATTGCTGTGTTGATTATGTTGCGCTTGCTCAAATGCCAAATAGCAACGGCACGCTTGCAAATCTGCTCTATCAATGCCGATTCTTCGGCTGTTGCGCTCCAGTTGATTTTGCTCACTACGTAAAAAGTCTTTTCCATTTCATTCTCCCTGTATGCCCGGCGCGGTGCCGGGCGGTTAGTGTTTAAAACTCGGTAAACTCACCAGTCTTGATTGACCGAAGGCAGACCTTAACGCCGCCGCGCTTGCCAACCAAAGTGAAGAAACCAGCGTACCAGCCGCGGCGCATCAAATCTTCAGCGAGTGCGCCTTCGATCTTTTCAATGCTGGCGACCTGGTACTGGCGGTTGTTTAAGGTAACTGTCTGCATTTCGTTTCTCCCTGTTCCGTGTGTCGATGAATAGAATTATACACACAATAACCTAAATTTTACTAGGTGTTTTTACCTACTATGCAATTATTTTTCGCCATGCTATACTGGGTAGGCAATTAGACCATTAGACTATCTTTTATAGATATAAAAGACTAATAGTTTATATATAGAACGAAAAAAAAGCGCATTACCCCGTTTGGCGGTGCGCTTTTCTTTTTTGACCGTTAGTAGACGGTTAGTAAACCGTTAGTAACGTAAGTCATTGATTTTATTGATCGTTACACCGATACACCGATATTTGCGTTTTGCATTTGTGCTTTTCTATGTGTCTGTGTGCGTGTATCTGTGTATCGGTGTATCGGTCTTTGTTTTCAATAACTTACGTTACTAACGGTCGTGTATTGGTCTACTAACGGTTGGTGAATTTTTAAAGAACAATCCCGCACGGGCACGCACTTACTACACTACTGGATCGCATAGTATTTTGCAACCTCCTGATGGTTCTTTGCTTGCACGGTTTCTACCCGAACCATGCCGCTGGCCGCCATTTCATTAAGCGCCTTGGCAATGTCTTCGCGCTTGTACTTGCGCAGCCGATTAGCTAGCACGGCAAGGGTTTCGCCATGCTCATAGTCAATCTTGTTAAGTATGGCCGCGCAAAGCTGGTGATGTTTGTTGTTTGACTCATCATTGACGAATGCCATACGCGCCTTTTCTTCAATGTCACGGTTCACAAACGCAAAGGCCCATTTAACGTGTTCAGGTGTGCGCGTACCGCTTGGTACAGCAAGGATGGTACTTATCTTTGCCACGGCTTCGTAACCGCGCCTGGGGGCCGCTTCAAAGCCATTTGACCCCTTAAACGATTCGGCCTTTTCTTCAAAGTAAGAAAGCGCCTGATCGAGCATGTCGTTGGCGGCTTTGGTCGTCACGATCTTTAGCTTTTCGCCGTAATACTCCACCCTGGTAATGCTTGAATCGTAATCTCCGCCCGAATACAGCGCCATAAGCGTGTTGCGCAGACTTTCCGGCATGTGGCGGCGTTTAAATCCTCGCTTTGCCCTTGGGTTGGTCTCACGTTCATTCACAAGCACAGAGCGCCCTATAAAGCCGTTTTCGACTTGCTCACGCGTCACCAGTGAATCAAAGGTTACCGGCGTGGTAAACCCTATTAACGACAAAAAAGGACGCTCCAGCCCGTTATCAATATGCTCTAAGGCACGTTCTAACCCTGGTATCCTGCGCGCTGCGTAGCCGGTAGGGTCTTCATTCTCGGCTACCATCTTGCGACACCCGGCAAGTTCTGATTTGAGCGCATCACGAACGGCGTCCTTTACGTCACCCGTAAGCAGCATAAAACCGTTGGCCTTTGAGTATGCGGCCATAAGCTGCCCAATAACCCCATCCAGATAGGCCGCCCCACCACGTTTACGGGCTGATTCGATCTTGGATAGCAAAATGCCCATTTCATCAATGATGTAATAGGCCGCCTGGTTGCGGATTAGGTTACGGACTATTTCTTGTTCTGACTTGATCGAGCCGTGCGTGGCAATGTGAATACCAGCGGCTCGGTGGATTTCCGCCACCGCCTGCTGTACGGCCTCTTTCCCAGTAGCTGAACCCGCCACACAAAACGCAAAAAGATTCAGGCTTACATCGTCGCGGTCGTCCGTATAGCGAAGCCCGCACACGTTACCCATAGCAACAATGGCCGACGCTGCGGCCAGGTGTTCTCGCGGGTAACGGCACTGGTCATTGATCCATTTGGCAACGTCGCCAACAAAGCCAGGCGGGCGCAGCAAGTCCACACCTTCAATGGAAAACGGCAACCCTTCAGCGGGTTCTGGCTCATCGAAAACAATATCAGAATCAAACGTTACCGATTGCGTCCACCCGGCGCTTTGTGCGTAATGCACGAGTGTGCCCATCGTCACTGGGTTGGCCGACTTGCCGAAGCTGTGCCAGCGACGGTTTAGCGCGTCAGCGCCGGGGTATTTGCCCTGTGTGCTGCCGTGGCTCCACTGGTTCCACAATTCAAATCCAGCCCCACCTGTTGCGTGGTGTATGGCCATGCCGCAACGTACCCACGTTTCATGGTCGCAATCCGGGCTGATGTAGGAAAGCATATCAACCAGATCGGCGTCCGATACATCAACGCTCACCCCATCAACAGATGCGCGGTAGCGATCCGGTTTTTTGAGTAAATCAACGAGTTTTTGCGGCGCTGGCCCAATATCAAAGGGCGTTCCGATAACAGCCTCATAGCGATTGCCGCTAGCGTGCATGGAGCCTGGGCCGACCACGAACCCCGATGATTTAAAGTCAATACCTGGGTATTCGTCCAGGTGTTGCACCATCGCAATGGAAGGATCAACTAAAAAATAATTGTGCTTAGACCCGCCCCCGCTGCCAGTGTTAACGATAAATTCACACCCGGCAATCTCTGGTATGTCAGCAACCAGTTTTTTATACGATTCAACGCCGCCGTTTCTCGCGTCACTATCAACGATCAGCAGGCCACGAACAAGCACGCCGTAACCCGTGGCAAGCTGGCCGGACATTTCCATAACTTCGAGCTGTTCATCCGACCATTCAGGCGTATGTTGCCAGTTGGCAAAACGCGGGTGCTTGAACGCGGCGGCACAATCCGGGTTGCCGCATTCGCATGAGCCATCAGGGTTAGCGCCATACAGCCCGAAGATACGATAACCGGCCTCAATAAAATCATTGTGCATCATTGGCCGACCCTTGCAGATAGTCACTTAACGCTTTCACTGTCTCGTAGTTAAGCCCCGAAAAATTCCCGCTGGCAATGCGCCAGACGGTCTGATAGGAAAGCCCGGTTTTTTGAGCCACGATCTTGGGTTTTCGGTCTGCAAGCGCGGCTTGTATCTGGGTTGGCGTCATCATTGGTTTGGCCTATTTAAAAAGTTTTTTGTATTTCGTGTTGACATACTAACAAAAAATAGACTATTATTCAAACCGTAGAGAAAGAAGCCGGAGCATTCCGCAACGGCAATACCCAATGAGGTAACAATATGAGCCTGTCCACAATGGTAGAAAAACCTACCGACAAACCCGTCATTGCCACGATCTTGGGCGATGCGGGCCTTGGCAAAACGTCGCTTGCCTGCACGTTTCCTAAGCCGATTGTGATTCGTGCTGAGGATGGTTTGCAATCTATCCCGGTCGAACAGCGCCCTGACGCTTTGCCGCTGATTACTAAGGTAGATCAGCTTTTCGATCAGCTTATGCTCTTGGTCAAAGAAGATCACGACTATAAGACACTTGTTATTGATTCGGTAACGGCGCTTGAGCGTCTGTTTATTCAGGACGTTATCGACAATGACCCGAAGAATCCAAAGGGAATTAACCAGGCGCTTGGCGGTTACGGAAACGGAACGGCAGCCGTAGCGGCACAGCATGAACGGGTGCGCAAGGCCTGCGGCATCTTGCGCGACCGCAAAGGCATGAACATTGTTTTCATTGCTCATGCTGAGGTCGAAACCATCAGCCCACCAGACGATGAAGATTACAGCCGCTACAGCTTGCGTATCGGTAAAAAATCGGTTGCCCCCTATACCGATGACGTAGACCTGGTTGGTTTTGTCAAACTTGAAACATTCACCAAAGGAGACGGCGACAAGAAAAAGGCTATTTCAAGCGGTGGCCGGGTTGTCGTATGCCATGCGACGGCCAGCAACGTATCAAAAAACCGCTATGGCATTGAGGAAGAATTGCCTTTTGAAAAAGGCGTAAACCCATTTACCAATTACATCAACACACTTTAAGGACTTACAGACATGTCAAACTTTTGGACACTTTCAGACGGCAAAACCGCCGAACAGACAACAAACTTTGATGCTGGATCAATCGACGTATTGCCTGACAATACCGACGTTTTGGCTATTGTTGAAGAAGCCGGTTGGAAAAGCGGCTATGAAGGCGCGCCCGATGTTATCAGCTTGCGCTGGTCGGTGCTGAAACCTGAAGCCTTGAAAAACCGCAAGGTTTTCCAGAAACTCAAGGTTTGCGAAACAGACCCCAAGGTATCCGACAAGGCAAAACGTATGCTCATGGCGATTGACACCAATGCCGGAGGCAAACTTGCCAAACTTGAGCGCGAACCAGAAGACAACGACTTGATGCTGGCACTCATGAACAAACCAATGGTGCTGAAAATCAAGGTCTGGAAAATGGACGGTAAGGAGGGTAATTGGGTTGCTGCGGTAAGTCCAGCGAAGAAGGCCGCGCCAGCGCAAAAGTCGGAGCCTGTTCAACAGCAACCAGAGCCGCAATCAGCTAATCTTGCAGATTTGGATGATGATATTCCGTTCTGACCGCACATAACAAAACCCAGCCCTTCGGGGCTGGTTAAAGGATACAAGCATGGAACAAAACACACCAGAATGGTTTGAAGCGCGCAAGGGGCGCGTCACGGCGTCAATGGTAGGCGCAATTTTAGGTCTTGCGCCTTATATGAGCCGAGACGATGCCATGCGCCGCATGGTGCGAGACTATCATGGCGCACCGTCGGAGTTCACGGGGAACGATGCAACCGCCTGGGGGACGCATAACGAAGCAGGCGCACGGTTTGATTTTGAATTGGAAACCGGCATTTCCGTCCAACAATGCGGGTTTTTTGCCAAAGACGATTGGGCAGGGGCCAGCCCGGATGGGTTGCTTAGCGATTCTGGCCTGATTGAAATCAAATGTCCGTTTGGAATCCGCAACGACGAAAACCCAAAATTCAAAACCGCCGATGAACAACCGCATTACTTTGCGCAGATGCAGTTTCAAATGTGGGTAACAGGCAGAATGATAACGCATTTTTGGCAATGGACGCCAAAGAAAACATACCTTGAAGTTATCCATTATTCGCAACCATGGATTGATGAAAACCTGCCGGTGCTGCGTGCTTTTTACGATGAATATCTGAAAGAGCTAAACAATCAAGATCATCTAGCGCCAAAGCGCAAACCCATAGAAACCGTCAAAGCGCGCCAACTTTTGCAGGAATATGACGAGCTGACAACGGCCATTGAGTTGGGGGAAGCGCGTAAAAAAGAAATCATAGCCGAATTTGAAGAATTGGCCGGTGGCCGCGACGCGCTGATATGGGGCCGCAAGTTTACCAAGGTTGAAAAGGCTGGCGCGGTTTCGTATGCGAAAGTTGTTAAAGACCATTTGCCTGGGTTTGATTTGGAGCCGTATCGGGGCAAGCCATCTAGTTATTGGAAACTTTCATAATGGCACTACGAGATTACCAACAAGCGGCCCATGATGCTATTGTGTCATGGGTGCGCAAGAGTAAAGAGCCGTGCGTGGTCGAAGCGCCTACCGGCAGCGGCAAGAGCCATATTATCGCAGCGGTGGCCGAAACACTTACCACCATTAGCCAAGGCAAGCACGTTCTATGCCTTGCGCCAAGCGCCGAACTGGTCACGCAAAACCGGGAAAAATACCTTGCAACTGGCAACCCGGCTAGTATCTATTCGGCAAGCGCGGGCCAGAAGTGCCTGAAGCATCCTGTGGTGTTTGCCACGCCAGGCACATTTAAAGGCAAGGCGCGAACGATTGGCGGGAAATTTTGCGCGGTCGTGCTGGATGAGGCACACCGCATCACGCCAACGGTCAAAGGCATTATTGCCGATATGCAATCGGCAAACCCGAATTTGCGTGTTATCGGGCTGTCGGCCACGCCTTACCGTTTGGGTTCCGGCCTCATCTACCAGATTGATGAAAACGGCAAGGCTTACGGCCCAGATCAAGCCGTTAACCCCTATTTTGCGGCCAGGGTATACCGTATTACAGCGCGAGAATTGCTTGATCGCGGATTTCTCACACGCCCAGTTATCGGCCACATTAACACCGAAAATTACGAAACGCTGCACCTTGAGTTAAATTCTCGCGGGCAGTTTGATGCCAAAGACGTAGACCGCGCATTTATTGGTCATGGCCGTAAAACTGCAATGATTGTTGCCGATGTTGTTCGCCAGGCGCGTGATCGAACAGGCGTGATGTTTTTTGCTGCAACAGTCGCGCACGCGCATGAGGTTCTGGAAAGTTTGCCGCCTTCACTGTCTGCAATCATTACCGGAGAAACAAAGAAAGACGAACGTGCGGCAATCATCAACCAGTTCAAAGCGCAAAAAATTAAGTATCTGGTGAACGTTGACGTCCTGACAACTGGTTTTGATGCTGACCACGTTGACGTTATTGCTTTGCTTCGCGCAACCGAATCAGTCAGTTTATTGCAGCAGATCATTGGCAGAGGGTTGCGTATCCGAGATGGTAAGGATGATTGTCTGGTTCTGGACTATGCGCAAAACATCGAGCGCCATTGCCCGGATGGTGACTTGTTCAATCCGCAAATTAAAACGCACATTGCGAAGGGTGACGGCTCGACCATTGATGTTAAATGCCCAGCCTGCAAAACGGCTTTGTCATTTTCTGCGCGGCCAAACGATGATGGTTATGATATTGACGAATACGGTTATTTTTCTCTGTACGGCCAGCAGATTGAAACAGATCACGGCCCCATGCCAGCACACTATGGCCGCAGGTGCTACGGCTTGATTCCCATAGGGCGCGGCGAAATGGAACAATGCGCCTACCGCTGGACTTCCAAGCCATGCCCGGAATGTAATGAGCCTAACGACATTGCAGCGCGCTATTGTGTCGCGTGCAAGGCCGAATTGGTAGACCCAAACGACAAGCTAATTGCCGACTTCAAAGCGGCCAAAAAAGACCCAGAGCGCGTGCAAACGGATCGGTTGGTATCCTACTCTGTAAAAGACACGGTAACGCAATCAGGCCGTGAATGTAAGGTTGTTGATTTCGATACAGAGTACCGAAACTTCAGGGTTTGGTACATGCCAGAGCGCCGAGAATGGGCGTCATTTTTGAACGCAACAAACGGCGGCACAACCAAGCCTGAAAGCATCACCTACCGCAAAGAGCCGGGAAAGATTTTTTACCGTGTGCTGGCCTTTGGCCTTCCCATTGATACACCGGAGAGCATAGCCGCATGACACAATACCAAACAGAACACGCCGAACAAGTGGCGTTTGTCCAATGGTTCCGCAAAACGTATCCAGACGTGTTGATCTTCGCCATACCCAACGGAGGCAAGCGTGGCAAGCTGGAAGCGGCACGGTTGCAGTTGGAGGGCGTAACGCCTGGGGTTCCTGATTTGTGCATTCCAGAGTGGCACGTTTACATCGAAATGAAGCGCGTGAAGGGCGGAAGTGTGTCAAAAGAGCAAAAGGAAGTGATTGAATACTTGAATGCAAACGGCTACACGGCCAAAGTATGCGCTGGGTTTGAGTCTGCGAAGATATTTATTGAATCGTTGAAATAATTTACACCGGCCCTTGCGCCGGTCTCTTAATAGTGTATAATTTTATACATCATTAACAGTGAGCAAAACCATGAAAGAACCAAGCCTATTTGAAGAAGATTACAAAACGCCAGCGTTCAGCGCAGACCAAGAAGCGTTTATGTGGGCGCTTGAAGATGGTGTTCAGGTGTACGTTCAAGCCGTCCTAGACGCCGACTTTCTGCGCGATCTGTCCGTTCAGCACCAGCATGAGTTGCTGCGCCACATCATCGAGCGCGGCAGCCCTGAACTAAAGGCAGAGCTGGCCGCGTGTGTGCGTGGGATTGTGGAGGGGTAACGGTGAACCCCAACAAACTAAACCGCACCGCACACAACGCCATCCTAGAGCCAGTCATCACGGCCATGGTCGCCATGCGCCTGAGCCGCGCAACTAGCGAGCATTACCACACGCTGGCAAGCGCGTTTCTGATTGCATCGCACGCGGTCGAACTGACGCCACGGCACGCCCATCTAGCCGATACGGTGACGGCTGGTCTTTCGGCGTTAGGCCATGTATTCGCACGGCACGAGCAGCGCACGATACAGGATGCGTACTTTACGGCCACGGCAGACGAACTAGACGCGATCCATGACGCGCTGGAAATTTATAAAGCCTTGCTGAAAACAACGCCAGGCAGAACGTGGCGTCGGGCAATTCATCGGGCTATTGCGCAGATCAATAAATAGTGTATAATTTTATACATTGTTAACAGGGGAAATTTATGCTGATAGCAAACGAATACAGTCCGGTAATACTTGCGGACGATGTAATGATGCACCGCTGGCACTTATTCAACAACTCGCCAACCTGGTCTGTCTCGTACCATATCCCGGCGAAAATCTGCGCGTTCTTTGGCGGCGTAAATGTCCAGTGCTTCGCCGTCATGGACGATTTCGGCAATCTGATTAGGGTAGATATTCAATGAAAAAACGCGGCCCAAAGCCTATTGAACCAACCACAGGCCACCCAATGCGGGTTAACGTGATGATTGACGCGCCAACCAAACAAACGCTTGCCCAAGTCGGGCAAAACAACGTCAGCGCGGGGATTCGTATTCTTGCGCGGCGGCACAGGGAGGGGAAGAAATGAAAATTGAATGGCAGTACGCCAAGAACGGTGGGCAGCTTGTGGCGTTCCGGGTTGTTAACGGTGCGCGGATTTACGATAAATTGCCGGAGTTTAAGCCAGCGCCGCAGCCGGTTAGGTTTGGTGCGGCTGGGTATGAGGGTAAGAAATGAGTAAGGTAGCAATGCCGGAGCCTGTTGGGGAGGCTGTCATTGTTGGCAAGGAAAAACTTGTCAACTGGTTTAATGGCTGCATGCCGGTCTCTGGCACCTTGCTGTTTACCGAGGCGCAGATGCAAGCCTACGCCCAAGCACGGGTAAATGAGGCGCTGGAAGAAGCGGCGCAAATTGCTGCTAATAAATCCGCGTTAGTCGGGCCGGTTATTTCTAAGAAAATTCGTGCACTGAAAAAGGAATTTATATGACACAGCAAACCGTGCTTACAGAGACAGAGATAAACAGGCTGCAAATGCTTTCACAAGTGCTGCTGAATGATCCAAGCGACTTTAACAGGGCTGCCCGCGCCATCGAGCAAGCCGTCTTACAACAAGTGTTGTCATCGCCGCAGGCGCAGGCGATGCGATGGCAGCCGATAGAGACAGCTCCGAAGAATGGCCGTTCGATTTTCGTTATAAGGCGACACTCACACCTACCAAACACGGCCATTTACAACACAACCATGTGTTGGTTTGAGGACTTGCATTCCGGGGATCACTTGCACGACTTAACCCACTGGATGCCCCTACCAGCCCCACCCGCCGACGCCGCAATGGAGAAACAGAAATGAAATTTCGCAAAAAACCAGTAGTTATTGACGCTATCCAATGGACAGGCGCCAATTTAAAGGACGTAATTGACTTTACAGGTAAGCACCCGGACTTCGATAAATGGTTTGATAGTTGGGAAGCCTATTCCGAGCACGTTGCCAATGACGGGCTGAAATTCAAGATATTCACTCTTGAGGGCACCATGACTGCCACACCCGGCGACTGGATTATACGTGGCGTACAAGGCGAATGTTACCCATGTAAGCCCGACATATTCGAGGCCACATATGACCAAGCGGATAGCCAACCCGCCATGCCTGCGGATTCTGAATACAACATCGAAGCCGCTGCCCGTGAGCTTGCAAGACGTATGGATTACCCGTGGGAGTTTATGAACCATAGGGGCCGCATCAATATGCGTGAAATTACACAGCATGTATTGAACGCCGCCAGCCGCCGCATTGAGGAGGAATGGGGAATGATCCAAATCGAGCATGAAAACGTAGAAGAACTCAAAAAGTGGGGAATGGGGCTGTCCCGAATTATTGAGAATTGCTTCTTTTGTCATACACCCACCCGTTATTGGAACAAGAAGGCGAACCAACCTTGTTGCCCAAGCTGCTCCAAAAAGCACAAGGTTTCTGAATTCAAGGAAAAGAAATGAACACTCACGACATTGAACTGCCGCCGTTGCCACACCTGCCTTTGAACGACCCGGCAGCAGTTTTTAAGACCGTGCATGACTGGGGCCGCGCAGCCATCGCCCACGACCGGCAGCAGCGCGGGGAGCCTGTGGCCCAAGTCGCAGTAAATGGCGATGGGTCGCAGGTATGGATTGCGCTAAAAACTCAGTGGCTACCGAAAGGCAGGCACAATCTATACGCGGAGCCACAACCCGCCGAGCCGGTGACTATCCAAACAGTCGCTAGTGACAATTCCGGCCTAACCGAATGGGAACAACGCGCCGACTTGGAAGCCGAAGAAGCGCGATCAGAACAGATTACAGAATGGGAGCGACGAGCCGACCTTGAGGCCGAATCGGCGCGCTCTGCAATATTGGATAATTAAAATGACACACTACGATGATACAGCGCATGGCCAAATCCCAACCCCCACAGAGGATTGGGAAAAACTAGCCAACACACCACAGCAAACGCTGAAAGTAAAGAAACTGCATCCAGACGCAATTATCCCAAAATATGCAACATATGGCGCTGCGTGTTTTGATCTTCACGCCATTGATTGCCGCAATGATTCCCCTGTGCTTCCCTACGCCGGTACTACATTCAGAACAGGACTTGCATTTGAAGTACCTAGCGGGCACGTTATGCTGGTATTTTCACGAAGCGGTCACGGTTTCAAACATGAAACAAGACTTGCCAACTGCGTCGGGGTTATCGATTCTGATTATAGAGGCGAATTAATGGTTCGACTTGTTCGTGAAGCAGGAACAGAAATTGATTTTTTGTGTGTTAGCCCGGGCGACCGCATTGCTCAAGCCATGCTCGTTCCTATTCCTCGCGTTGCCCTAGTCGAGGTTAAGGAACTTTCAGAAACCGAACGCGGGACTGGTGGATTCGGTAGCACTGGCGTATGAACAAACACCTATCCGCCCCACCAGGCGAGCTGTATTGGCGCTACAGCTTGCCGATTGACAAGTCCGCCAAAATGTTACTTCGTACCGTAGGCGACGTTGCCGTTATCGGTACGTGGTACGGTAATTTGAACGAGTATTTTGTGGCGTGGTGTCCGCTGCCAAGGAATAGTAAATGACCCTAGAAAAACTAGCCGAAAAACTAACCGGATGCAACGATACTTTGTATATTGAAGGCAAATTGTTGCAGCAACGCGCGCTGGCCTATGGTGACGGATATTCGGACGGCTACGCCCGCGCCTTATCTGACATTCGCAAAAAACTCGTTGATCTTGCCAGCCGTTCTACCGACACAACGCGCTGAAAACCTCGTTATGCTCAACAACCTGGCGCACAATACCATCGGGTGTTTGCGCCAGTTCTTCGGCATTATTCCACCATATCGGTTTGGCTATCTGGCAGTAATTACCGCTCGTTGTCGCGCAACCAGGAACGAGCACGATCACGAACAGCAGCATCACTTTCTGAATCAATTTCATCACGCACCTGTTTAGCGTCACGCACGGCGGCCTGCTCGCGTTCGCGCTGGTTGTTTTGCTCGCTGGCCTTGCCTTTGGTGTAAGCAATGACAAGCGCACCAATAGCGGCAACGATAGCCGCAGCGTAGGGGAAGATTGCTGTTAGGATTTCAGTCATAGCTAAGGCCCACAGTTATCGCTTCCTGAGCATCCGCGCCTAAAAACATGGCGCGTTCAGCAGCCCGGCGACGGCGCAAGCCTTTCAGTGATTTACCGCCAGCCTTATCCCATCGCAAAAATTCATCCGCTGCGCCTTGAATATCCATTGCGTTAAATTTCTTGACCAGCGTAGAGTTTTTGAACGCATGAACACCAACGTTGTAGGCTAACGATACCATAGCATCAAATTCGTGCTGGCTTGGGTTTTTCGTTAGTGCAGCCAATACACCCGGTTCAAACTCGTTAGCCAGCCGTTCAGCCAGCAATTTATCAGCCTGTGTCTGCGTTATTTCAAGGCCTTCAATAACATCTGGCCCTGTATGCCCGTAGCCAATCGTCAGTACGCCTACGGGGTCACGGTAGGCTTTGAGTTTCACGCCCTCGTAGTGCTTGATTAACTTGATCCCCTCGGCGCTGGTGCGGGTTACTGGGGCTGGGGCAGGCGTTTCCTGCTTACCAAACAACCCAGCCAGAAAATCAATCAGTTTTTTCAGCATGCAATTTCCCCTGTTTAATGACGCGCGCGACCGTTCCGCCGAACACCAACGCCAATCCAATATACTTAACCACCGAATCAGGCACAGCGGCCTGAACATCGGCTGGCAGCACTGCCCAAACTTGCGCCAACGCGCCGGGGGCAAAGTCGAAAAACAACAACAAAAAACCTCCTAGCGCAGTCAGGCGAATAGACCAGAATTTGTGCCACTGTTTCCAGTTTTCAATCAGCTTCATTTCACCCACTCCTTAACCCCGCCATGGCCAGCGCAAACGCCTTGAGCGCGTGGCGCTGTAGTCAGCATTCCATCGCCGCAAACCGCAGTCAAACCTATTACACGCTTCATGGCGCGTTTTTGATCGGTAGCCAAACCATACACCAGCAACAGACCAAAAATAACAGTGCATACAATAGCGGCATTTTTCACTTGAATTTCCAATCAATAAAACGCGATGCCGCAGACCTGATAAATTCAGTGCCTAGGAACCCGATTGCACCAGCCGCCGCATATTTCCAATCTCCAGATAGACCAATCGCGTCAATTGCATAACCAGCAGACAAAGTAATCATCCCACAAATCGAGCTTTCTAAAAACCGACGCAACCAACGCGGCTCCGTACCTTGCTGGATAGTTCGAAACATTGACAGCACGAACGCTAGGATGGGGGCCATGATTTCAGCGGATAACCAGTTGTTTGGGTCTTTCCAGGGCATTTATCAACCTGTCTTAGGGTATCGTTTTATCGTGACACGAACGGCGGCCATGGCACGAGGTAGCCAAGCCAAATACATCATGGCGCTACCGGCCAATCAATCTCATGCGGAAAACCTACCTGATCCGGAACATCACGCAAGGCTTGACGGTATACGGCCCATGCCTCAGCATTTACTGGCGCGTCAGGTAGCTGGCTGAAGTCTGAGGCTGCGAGTAGTTGGTCGCGTTTGGCGCGGGCTTGGGAGGCTAACGATTCATCTTCAGCCGCTTCGTTTTTTACCCAATCACCGTTAACAAAATCATAAAACTGGCCAGGTTTTTCTTTGTCGGTTAGCCAATCTGGAATGTCGCCAATGCCGTTATATTCATCGTTAAGTGTGAACTTTTCGCCGGTATCGGTGCGGTAAAGTTCTGTGTTTCGGTTGTCGGCCTTGATAACCCATTGTCCTGTATTTGGTTCGCCGTACTGTTTGTTGTTATTTACATGTACGTCAGTCTCCCAAACGGCCAATGACCCGGCAGGAATATCTGGCACAGCCACAGAAACCCCGCCGTGCGGTTTATTGGCGTATTCTTGACTGTATAAGTAGACGCCATTAGCGTCAGTCTGGTGAAAAGTTGGCATTTATGGTTCTCCGGGGGTTTTGGTTATTTTATATTGTTTTGGTTACATTGACACTGCAAATGCGATGGCCTTAGCAAGCAGGCAAATTGACGCGTTTCAAGGGCACCATTATTTAACACAATGGGGGAACGTTGCGGTTTTCAATACAACCAGCACAGGTGGAGCGGAGACTAGAAATGCGTCTACCAAATCCAATACTCTTGACCCGGTATCTGACGCAACCAACGGAAGCCCTAGAATTTCTAGTGAAACCCGGCCAATCAACACCGCGTTTTTACCACTTATAAATTTATGATCGGGGAAAATGCCGTATTAATAGGTCGGGATTCGGCCCCACCGCTTGCCGTAGTAAACGATGGCTCATTGCCGTAGGGGGATCCTGGCCCGCTCGTGGTAAACCCAGATTTTTGGGTCAACCTATCGTATCCATGGAAATGGCTCTTATTTTGGTCTATCTGCCAGCTGCCAAAATCCCTCGCATTTGCAGTGTCAGCGTCAGTACCCGTAGCGCGCAAGAACATATCACGCATATCTGGCGCTTTCCAGTCGCCGCCGCCCATATCAGCGATCTTGTATTCCCCGGCAACCCAGCTACCCAACGCCACGGTTAGGCCAGACTCCTTGAACCGTGCGATTAGCCCCCCGTGGTCTGTTTCGTTCAATGTTCCGCCAATCGCTTCAACTTGCCACGGAAGCGGGGTGGGCGTCCATCCAAATTCAAACTGCCCGCAAATAGCAGACCGATAACCTGTAAAAAACGCTGTATTCACCCACTGCCAAACGAACCCGCCGCGATCAGTAACAATAACCGGGCCGATATTGGAAGATAACGCGGAAACTTGAGAATATGTCATGATGCTAGGAATCTGCCCTAGCGAATTTTTCACATAATCCAACAACACCGACAACGCAAACGACTTATCACTCAGACCCTGCCGCACCAAAGCAATATCAGAATCCGACAACGAAGTTGCAGCACTAAGCGCCGACAGATTGGTTTTTGTCGCGCCAAGTTTGCTGATAATTGTTGATTCGCTGGCTGCAAGGTTCAATAGCGCCGGGTTTTGCGCGATTAGCGATCTTACTTGCGCTTCTTCGGTGGGTGAAAGTGCCATTTAAATATCTCCGAATTGACGGGTAGACCCCATCACAATAACGTCTGTGCCGCCTAATACTGGCTGATTTCCATCTGCTGTTCCGGTATCCAGCGTTAATACATTACTCGACACCACGGTAAGCGTATGAACGCCACCGCCTACGGGCTTAAAACCAACGGCCACAATGTAGTTGGCCGGGTTATCACGGTCGATTGCCTCAAGCCGGATCATGGCGTTTTCGTAGGGGAATAAGCCAACGCCGTTAGCATCGGTTACGCGGTCGCGGTTAATAAGCCTGAAAATACGCTGAAACAGCCAATTCGCCCATTGCGCCGGGAACGGTTGACCACGCGCGCCAGCCGTTTCTGGAATAAACCCTTGCGCCACCTGCGCATCAGGCGGTTGATTGACGTTCTGTTGCCCGTCAGGGTAATTTACGAGGGTTTCTGCCCATGTAATCATTGGAAAACACCCGGTAAGTGGTAATGGCCTATTGTACTGTCAGTATTGGGGTTATGCACCACTAAAATACTGCCGTCGGATAACTCAAGTAATAATTGATCGTCAACGTCTAAATCACCCGGCACAACGCCGCCGAATGTCGCGCCATTCGTTGCTGTTTGTTGCCCAGTTACCTGCATATCGGAGCCGTCTACTTCCAGATAATCGGCGTCAATATTTACAAATAATTCTGCCGGGTCTGCTTCACGGCCAAATCTGAATGGCAGCGCGGTATACGAAACCATAACAGGAACCGTGCTAATTGCTGCGGGGCTAATATCCTGAATCACCCTCTGAATATCACGCTGCACAATCGGCCCGTTAGTAAACAACATCGTCGTTGCAGGGTATTGCTCCATGTACTGAGCATCGTCTGGCTTTGTCAGAAACGATAGCCCACGTATTAAATCTTGCGGGGTTCCCTTTGATACGTTCACAAACACACGAAACCGAATTGCCTCCCGGTAAGCGTCATCATCGCGCCCGCTCCGTGGTTCGCCGACTATATACCCAGAGCCGTCTAATTGCGCCCCTTGCGCGGTTTCAATCCAGCGATCCGACTTCATCAAGTCAAGCGTGTTTTCGATGTTCGTAAACTCAGCCACCAACGCCGCAACAATCGCCCGTAACTTTGGCGATTCGTTGAACTGGTTGACCAGTCGGCTTTGCGCTTGGCTTTCGTAATCAAGCATCAGACACCCACGACGGAAATACGATCTTCGCTAAACACGGCAATTTCAGCGCGATCAATGGTCTTCGTGTTGGTCGAATAACTGGGCGTGTCCAGCGGGCCAGCCTTTGCATCAACCTCGACCGTGATATTGGAAATGCCGGTAGTCGCGCCAAATATCGAACCGAAAAACCGCTGCGGAATAATATCAACGCCAACACCCAGCGCGTTACCATAGGCCAGCACTGCATCAGTAATTGCCGCCGCCGCCGTACTGGTTAGCGGTTCTTCAGGATTTAGCAGGTTCACCGAAACGCGCACCCATGCGTACAATTCAACAGGGCGCGAAAAGTTCATTACCTGAATATCGCCGTTATCGTCCAGCACTTGCACCGACACGTTGCCGTAGGTTTCGATGCCAGCCGGTTTGACCTCAAAAAGCTTTTGCCCAACGGCCTGATTTGATCCGCCCTGAACAATCGCCTCAAACGAGTGCGGCGGCAGTACGTCTACAGTGCCGTTGGTACGGTTTTCGTAGACCGATGCCGCTGTTACCGAATCAACTTCTTGCAGCAAGCGCGCGCGGATTGCCTGAACTGTTGCCGCGCCTGTTACCCGAACACTGTTTCGGTGCCGAATACGTAATTCTTCATCGGTTTCAACAAAGCGGCCCGTGTCACCGGCCACAGGGTTGTTAACTTCCGTCCATCCAGCTACCGAACTATCAATGCGCGTCAGCGTCTCGGCTGGCAAGGGATACGCGCCCAAGTCAACCGCCGTAAACAGTGCCGGTGTGCCAACGCGGGTAATCGTCAGCTTGCTATCGACGGAAACGGAAAAATCGTCCACCAGATTAGCCGCACGAATCCGCAGCGTGCCGCCGTCAGCCGTGGCAAGAAAATCGTTATGGTCAAACAGCGCGGCCAGTCCTGCGGCAATTTCAGCGTCGGTAGCGTCTGCATCTGCTGTGTAGACTACCGAAGCGCCACCAGCCACAACCTGATAGTTGGCAAGGTCAACAACAGAATTAACTTCAATCTCAACGTCGCCAGCATTGGCCCGCGTAATTACAGTATCATTTGACGTAAAGAACTGCCGATTCGCACCAGAACGCGCCAGAACGCCAGCAGGAACGAGCGTAGACTCAGCGCCGTACAACATACCTATAACTGTCGTAGGCGTCGCCCCAAGGCGTTCTATGCCGAC